AATCGATCAGTTTGTCATGCTCAAAGAAAGCCAAGCAGCATGAGTATGCACAGCCTCAAGTCCAAGCGCCGGCATCCCGATGCAGACCGACAAAACTACACAGTCGCGCATATCACGTTCGAGCTGTGTAATCGCCGGGAAAACGGCCAGACATTCGCACTCATTGCAGGCGATGCCGTCCACGCAAAAGACCGCAGACCGCTCTTCACCGGGCATGTTAAAGCGGGAATGGCCGACGAGCTGCGCACGCTAGCAGATGCAGTAGAACAAATGGAGCCACACAAATGAGGTACATCGAATGCCCCGAGTGCCAAGGCGCAGGCGTCTATGAAGAAGACAAACCAATCGTTTGCTACATCAATGGCGGCTACCTCGAAACGCAAATCATAGACTGTGGAAAGTGCAACACTGAAGGCGTCATAGAAGATCCAGACTTCAATGAAGATGAAATCGACTTCTGATGCGCAAGACAGAACTAACACCAGATCCAATACGTGACGCACCCAAAGGCCACGGCGATGGACAAGCCCCCGGCCCCACAGCCGTCATCCCCGGCAGAGCCATCATGGACAACCGATTCAATCGATACCCCAAAGCACTCAAAGTCCTCGCATACTGTTGCGGCCACGCCAAGCAATGGACAGCCGTCTTCTGGGTCAACCAACAAACAATGGCAACCGATATGCAATCCTCACAGCAAGCCGTCTCAGAACACATGATGCGCCTCGTCAAATGGGGCTACATCGAAAAGATCAAACGCGAAGACAACCGCCGCAGATGGGGCAAACAAGGCGCAGTCTGGCGCGTCATATTCGATCCCACCAAAACATACAGCGCTATACTCAAAATGACACCACCAGCCGATGCAATGTCTCCAGAAGAAGAAGCCAAAGAAGCAGACACAATGATGGAACTCGCAGCTAGAGGAGCCAAAGGTCACCTCAAAAAGCCCAAAAAACAGCCTGTGGATAAGTCGCCATTGCCTGTGGATAAGTCCAAACCTTCACAAGCCCCAGCTTGTATAGACACCCCACTCGCCTTAAAAGTGTACAAGCCCCAGCTTGTAAAGGTACACAAGCCCCAGCTTGTGAGTAAGCACCATAATAGAACTATAGAAGAAAAGGATAATGATGAAGATTGTAGAAAGATATGTAACCACCTCTCACAAGCGATCACGGAACGCTACGGTCGGGGCTGGGTCTACGATCAGAGGCAGATGGGTTTGGCGGGTGAGCTGATCGAGCTGGGCTACACCCCGGATAGTTTCAATACCGATATGAGATCAGTATTAGATTGGATGGTGAAGAACAACAAGCAGCCACCACAATCATTGCAGTACTTCATCAAGCGCAGAGAGAGTAAGCGCAAGACGAAAGGCAAGCCAGAAGAAGACCCCCTAGCTCTACTGGCGAAGACAACCCGGGGGCTCAGAATGTGATGCGTGTACAAAAACAAAACGTTCGGATAGTATGTGGTCAGGCATGGAGAAATATACGTGACCCCACCTTATCCCCCCCCCGCCCCGCTATACACGTATGGGGATCACTCAAAAATTTTCTGGCAAAAAACATTAGGAGGAATTGATGTCGGTAAACAAGGTAATTTTGGTAGGCAATCTTGGCAAGGACGTTGAGGTTAGGACTTTTGGCAATGGCGGTCGTGTCTGTTCGTTTCGTTTAGCTACGAGTGAGAGTTGGAAGGACAAGGTAACTGGCGAGCGCAAGGAGAAGACTGAGTGGCATAGTGTGAGTATTTTCAGCGAGGGATTGGTTAAGGTTGCTGAGCGTTATTTGCGCAAGGGCAGCAAGGTGTATGTTCAGGGGTCAGTGGAGACTCGAAAATATCAGGACAGTGCTGGAGTTGAGAAGTGGTCTACTGAGGTTGTTCTACGCAATTTTGGCAGTGAGCTGGTATTATTGGACGCTCGGTCTAGCGGGGATAGCGTCTCAGCGGGGCTGGGAGGTTCCTCTGAGGCTCTAAATGCCCCTTCTGGCGGCATGGGTAGTTGGGGTAACCCTAACGGCACTCCTGCGGCACGGGAGCTAGATGATGTCATCCCGTTCTAAGAAGGGTGAGAAGATGACTTCGCAGAGTGTGCCTAAGTCGGCGCGCTTTGCGATGGGTGAGATTAATCGTCGGATACGCGGGAGCAAGATGATTTATGAGAACCGTGATGAGTTGGCGGCTGAATTGTTGAGTTTGGGCAGCTCGTCGATCACGGACATTGTTGAGTTTTCTCAGGATGGCGTGAGGTTGCGTGACATTGATGAGATTGATGATGCGGCATTGCGGGCGGTGAAGCGCGTGCGTGTAACGCCGGGTCAGCATGGGAATACTGTTGATGTTGAGATGATTGATAAGGTTCGCATTTTGCAGATGTTGGCGAAGTCTGCGGGATTGATGGATGGCGAGAAGGAGGTTGATAAGCCTTCTGTGGTGAGCATTGAGATGGTGATGCCGGGAGAGGATAAGAAGGATGAGTGAGCATCCCACCAGCATGAAGTTAGACTTCAGTAGCAGTCCGATGGTTGCGAAGTTTTTTCGCAGCAAGGGGTTTGTGCGGGGGATCATGGGGCCGGTTGGATCTGGCAAGTCGTATGCGTGTTGCGCGGAGATTTGGCGGCGAGCTGTGGAGCAGCGGCCCAGCCCGCGTGATGGTGTTAAGTACAGCCGTTTTGCGATTGTGCGAAATACCAATCCCATGCTGCGCACGACAACGTTGAAGACGTGGCTGGAATTGATGCCCGAGCATGTGTGGGGATCGGTAAAGTATTCGCCGCCTATTACGCATCACATTAAGCTGCCGCCTCGGGATGGGGCGAGCGGGATTGATATGGAGGTTATTTTCTTAGCCCTTGATGACCCTAAAGATGTTCGCAAGCTTTTGAGTTTGGAGCTGACGGGTGCTTGGGTGAATGAGTGCCGGGAGCTTCCCAAGGCGGTGATTGATGGCTTGACGCATAGGGTTGGTCGTTTTCCGACGAAGGCTGATGGCGGGCCTACGTGGCACGGGGTTATCATGGACACCAACCCGATGGATGACGATCATTGGTATTATCGTGTGGCTGAGAAGGAGCGGCCCAAGGGAAGGTTTGCTTGGGAATTTTTTAGGCAACCGGGCGGTGTTATTGAGGTGCCTTTGGACAAGGTGCCAAAGGATATGCCCGAGGCGCAGGGGTTGACGCATCAGGCGGGGCGCTGGTGGAAAACGAATGGCAAGGCTGAGAATGTGGGCAACTTGCCTGCGGGTTATTACGATCAGCTTCTTGGCGGTAAGAACTTAGATTGGATTCAGTGCTACGCTGAAGGCAAGTACACGTTTGTCCAAGAAGGTAGACCCGTATGGCCTGAGTATAACGATGAAATGATGGTGAGCGATCTGGAGGCAGATCCGACTGTGCCGTTGCAGATTGGCTTAGACTTTGGTTTGACCCCGGCGGCGATCTTTGGGCAGAAGATGGGCAATGGCCGCTGGCATATCTTGCATGAGCTGGTGACGTTTGACATGGGGCTTAATCGGTTTGCTGACATGTTAAAGAGCGAGTTGAATGCGCGGTTTCCTAAGATGGAGGCAATGATCTGGGGTGACCCGGCGGGTATGCAGCGCGATCAGATCTTTGAAACCACGGCCTTTGATCACTTGAAAACCTTGGGTATGATGGCGCGCCCTACGGCCACCAATGATTTTAGAACGCGGCGCGAGGCTATGGCGATCCCTATGGGGCGTCTGATCGATGGCAAGCCCGGGTTTATAATTGATCGCAAGGTAATGCGGCTGCGCAAGGCTTTGGCGGGTGGATATCACTTTAAGCGGGTAAGCATGGGATCTGGCGTGGAGCGGTTTCGTGACGTGCCGAATAAGAACGAGCATTCACACGTTGGCGATGCGGCGGGTTATTGCTTGCTGGGTTCTGAGCATAGGATCATGACGAAAAGCCCTCGGCCTATGGGCGGGCGTCCTACGCAGGCCAAGGTATTGGACTTTGATGTTTTCGGTTAGTGAGCTGAATAAGATCATGCGCATGGATTTTCCCCGGCATAAAATCGTGCCGTGGAACCCGGTGCATGACAAGCTTATTGACATGAATGATTTTGATCGACGGATCAGGTCTAATTTCCCTGACTTTGAGCAAACCTTTTTGCAGTATGCGAGCGCGGGCGCGGCTTACACTGGCATTGGGGATGGTAAAATCTATGCGATGTTTGGGGCGTATGAGTTTTGGCCGGGATGTTCTGAGGCTTGGCTTATTCCCAGCAAGGATATCGACAGAAAGACGGTTAGCTTTCACCGGGCTGCATTGAAGTTTTTTGATCTTTATTGTGAGAAAACGCAAACAAAGAGGCTACAAGCTACGGTTCATTCGCAAAATGTTCGGGCTGTAGAGTGGGCAAGGAGGTGTTACTTTACGCATGAGGGTACGCTGCGCCAGTACGGCCCTGATCACGGCGATTATGAAATGTTTGCAAGGATTCTCTAATGGGTGGTTTTTTTAAAAAAAGTTCGTCACCAGCTCCTGCGCCTCCCAAGGTGGATAAAAATTTGGAAGAGCAAGAGCAACAGGTTGAAAAAGAAAAGGCGGCTGAAGGCAAAAAAGTCGCGGCTGCTATAAAGACGCGCGCCAAGGGCGGAAAGTCAGGGCGAGGCCAGCTTATGGCAAGTGGGGTTGGCGTTGGCGGTCGAGACAGAGATGTTGCCGCTATGGGAACCGCTGCGTTGCAAACAACTCTTGGTCGCAACCCACGGTCTGGCTGATGAAGGTTTACCGGCGCAACCCAAAACATACGGAGTCTGATGATGTACGCAGCCAAAGGCGCAAAGCCCAGCAAGAAGAAACCAATGAAGAGCCTGCGCAAGAAGATGGCGACTAAGTATGGTAAAAAAAGCGTTTCAAAGTAGCAGCGGCGGTCTGAACGAAAAAGGGCGCAAAGCTCTAGGGATGGGGCGTAAGCTTACATCTGGAACAAACCCGAGGCGGGTTTCATTCGCTGCTAGATTTGGAGGCATGAAGGGGCCGATGAAAGACGAAAACGGTCGGCCCACTCGAAAAGCTTTGGCGTTAAAAGCGTGGGGCTTTGGCAGCGAAGAGGCTGCGCGCAACTTTGCAAATAGGCATAAGAAAACGTAATGGCTGGTTTAAGCACAGAACAGATTAAGAAGCGCTATAAAAAAGCGGAAGCTCACAAGCAGCAATGGCGTTCCATCTATGAGGAAGCCTACGAGTATGCGCTTCCTATGCGTAACCTTTATGATGGCTACTATGAGGGCAATACGCCCGGCCAGAATAAGATGAAGCGGGTGTTCGATAGCACGGCGATTCATAGCACCGCTCGGTTTGCCAATCGCATACAGTCTAGCCTGTTTCCACCGCAGCGCCCTTGGTGCAAGCTGGCCCCCGGCAATGAGATACCCGAGGAGCAAAAGATTCCGGCGCAACAAGCTTTAGATTTTTATGCTGACAAGATGTTTGGCGTTATGGCGCAGTCTGGCTTTGATCTGGCGATGGGTGAGTTTTTGCTAGATCTGGCAGTAGGCACAGCGGTAATGCTGATCCAGCCGGGTAATGAGGTAACGCCTATTCAGTATACGGCGGTGCCGTCTTATCAAATCAGTTTTGAGGAAGGGCCAAACGGCACGGTGGATACCGTCTATCGCAAGCTAAAGCGGCAGTTTCGCAACATAGAACAAGAGTGGCCTGACGCTGATATTCC